ATGAGCAAGATCGATCCCCATGATCGCATCGACCTAACCGGCCCTTGGGCCGGTTTCGGATTCCAAGCTGGGCACATGTTCACCCCCGAAGGTCATCAGCTAGAGCCATGTGACATGACCTGGTGGTCCCTGACCTGCAACATTGCGCGGGAATGGCGATTGATGATGGCTGAGGCGGCTCCCCGGAGACCAGCTGCACGAAAAGCTTCGGCCACGGCGAAATCCAGCGTCATCTACCTAGCCGAAGCGCTCAGAATTCGCCGAGAACGACGGTCCGGCGTGCGTGATCCCGGCCCCGGCGCCGAGACGTCCAATGTGGTCTACATGAGTCGTGGGCCGAAGCCGCGTCAGCGCGTGTAAAGCGCTTCCGTAGGGGCGCTGCCCCTACACCCCCAGTACAATGCAATCTGGACGTGATTGGGGGGCGTATGGAGCGCGAACGGCCTGAGTACCTTCCGCCGATTGAGCGGAAGCGTTGGAATTTCCCGTGGCTGATTACCGGATTTTTGACTCTGGTGAGTCTTACAACCATTGGCGTGCTTACGCTGGGTCGCACAAACAGTGCCTGGAGTGAGCGTTTTGAGGGTGTGCGGCGATCCATTGAGGCCGCTGAGCAGCCGTCGACGGCTAGGACTGATCTGCCGACGGCCAATAGCCCAGTGCCGTCGGCGCTTCCAGAACGTCAGCACGCACAGCCATCCCAGAATGCGCAGAATCTGCGCTGTATCAATGGAATGTTCTTCCGTCGAATTGAGGGGGGCTGGGAGAACCTTCCGGGCTCTCGGTGTGGCGATATCCCGGAAAGTACTGTCCAGTGCTTTGCAGGAAAGCCGTACAGGCAAATGTCTGCTGATGGAGGCTGGGTTCTCTCACCGCGAGATCGCTGCCCGTGACGCGTCACGATAATCAGAAGGTCGCCGGGTAAGGTGGCGTCTCCGGGAACGTCCCCATTGGGCGTTTCCCGACCTCAACCAGCGCATGTGGTGACGGCTCGGGTGTCCCGGATGGCGATGACTGAGCGATGCCGCGAGCTGGGTGATCCTGACTCGACTCCGATTCCTGGCGTGGTGCGCGATACGGGTTGTAGGCCGGGCCATCGCGTGCGATCGCCACGCATACCGGTAGCGAAATCTTTGCCTTGGTGCCCTGCTCTGTGACACACGTGCAGGTGGTGTCCTGCTCGGTGGTGCCGGAGGCCATGCAATACAGCTCAGGTTGCGATTGCACGGTGCGATCATCGAAGGCGGGGGCAGACCACGGCTGAAACTCCACACGTGGTTTGTGTTTTTGCACGTATTCTTCGCGGGTGAGGGGCCGTGCCGCCGGCATGCCCGCGCCCAAGGGCGCCAGGGCCCCTGCCGCCGGCAAAGCTTCGGCCCCCTGCTCTTCCTTCTTCGCAGCTTGTGCGTTGGAGGGTTTGATCAGGAACAGCCAACCCAACCACAAGATGCCTATCAAGGCGACCGCCACTGACAGGCCCTGCCAGACTCGCTTCGGTACCTTGAACTTGTGACTGGCCGTGTGCAGCGTTGCGCTGCGATACCTGTCATAGAGGTTCTTCGGGTAGACCCAGATTTCTTCTTCGGCCTTGTCGCGTATCCGCTCATCGTAGGGATCAGCCTGCACGCGGGTCCACGTCAGAACACCAGCCCGCTGCATGCCAAACGCACGATTCATGTGGGTATGCGAGCCGATCAGGCTGCGCACCTGGTGGTGGATCTTGCTGGGCCACTGGGTGACGAACACCAAATCGAAACCGCGATGTCGGTGCGTGGACATCGAGCGAATGCGTGGGTCTTCCGATTCCCCCGGCTTGCCGGTGGACGGGAATAGCCTGCCATAGCGCTCCAGCCCCTGAGTGTTGCCATCCGAATGCGCTTCGTCGTACAGCACGAAGGAGCCATCGGGAAGCTGGGTCCAGTCGTTGTGGTCAGGCAGCCTTTCGAACCATGGGAAGGCGTCCGGATTCTCCTCAGTGGTGGCACCTGCGACGTTGGTGAAGAACCGTCGCGGCTGCGCCTTGCCTTCTTTGACGGCCTGCCGGTTTTGCTCGTAGAACTCCTGCGCCATGCTCATGGCGCGCAAGGTCTTGCCGTTGCCGGGCTGGCCGGAAATGAGATACATCATTTGGATGCAGCCTTCTGAACTGCGACTTTGCCAGCGTCAATCACAACCTTGGTGACCATGGCAGAGCCAACGATGGTGATGGCCTCCCCTGCCCCTGCGAGCAGCAGCACATTGGCGAGGTCACCGGAAATGCCGCCCCAGTAGGAGACGACAAGGTTCAATGCTGATTTGACCAGCGGAAGCAGAGCGGCGCCGGTCGCAAGCCCGAGGCCCGCGCCGGTCAAAACACGTGCGAGAGAGTTGCCCAGGAGCTGGACAAGGAAGGCGGCAAGCCAAGGCATTATCTTCTGAGCCCCAGAACGATGTAGGCAGCAACGATGGCCGCGAATGCGATCACCATGCCGCGGATGTACCGAGAGAAATCACACAGCGGCTTGAACTCGAAAACCATGGCGGCGCTGTAGCCGCCGAGCGATACATTGATGGTCCGAGGTGACGGGCAAGACCCACCACCTAGACCGCTGGACCACTGCCCTTGGTAGCTGCCGGGAATGGGGGGATCCATATAGGGCATCGGCACATCGCCCGGATACTGCGGATCGCCCGGGAGGCTCGGATTCTCTCCGCCATCGCCACCGCCATCACCATCGCCGTCCCCGTCGCCATCTCCATCCCCGCTACCACCGCCGTCGCCGCCGCCGTCACCACCCCCTGAGCCGCCGTCCCCCCCCCCATCGCCACCGCCGTCACTACCGCCACCGTCGCCATCACCTCCCCCTGTCTCCCCGCCAGTGCCGCCACCATCATCGCCACCGCCGTCGCCAGCGGGCTTAGGCTCAGGCGCGTCAGATTCTGTGCAGGTGCCCCCGGTGGGCGTGTAGCTGAAACCGGCCACACCGGCCGGATCGAGTGCGCTGGAGTACATACAGCCCCTGTGGCAAGCATTGACCGACGCGGCAGTGCTACCACCCTCCCAGCCAAACTCTTCAGGACGTGCGCTGCACTTCGTCTTCCAGCCACGCTTGACGGATGCATATCGCCCGCTAGACGCATATGAAGGTCGGACAAAGCCGACATAGCCATTGCCCTCCTGCTCGACCATAGGGTTCCAAGTAAAGCCGCCAGCAGCGTTAGATCGGCCAGCCTGCTCAGTAGCTGCAGCCCAGGCAGCTGCATAGGCTTCGCCCTCATCGTCGCAATCCATATAGCCCACGTCCGCGCTGGGCGAACACACAGCAGCGTGCAGTGAAGGAGCGAAGAAGTAGAGCGCCGCAACCAGTGGCGCCAGCAGGACGCGCGTCATCTAGTCACCAAATGCGATGTAGAGCGCGGCACTGCCGACGCAGAGAACGAATAGACCGAGCATCACCAATCCCCCATAGAAAGGGGCCGGATTGCCCGGCCCCGGTGCTACTGCGATCAACCGAAGATCGCAGCCTTGAACCACTTGTAGCCAACCGCGATTGCGGCCGGTGCCAGCTTGGCGGTGCCGATGGCGGCAACACCCGCTGCCAGACCGGCCAGAACGGTAAGTGCAGCGCTGTAATCCAGCTCCATGATGATCCCCTTGCGTAGTTGAGTTAATTGCGAATGGACCTGCCTAACTGCTTGTATGCCCATGCCACGGCGAAGCACACCGCGACCATGGACAACAACCCCGACACCTCGGCAGTGGTAAGTGCGGGAATATCGGTGCGCGGCACGAATCCAGCCTGCTCACAGGTGCCGGTCTGCTCGTTGAATTGCAGGCACTCGTAGACGTACCGCGCCATGACTTAGGCCTGCGCAGCCGGGCGCGGTGCAGCCTTCTGTAGCGGGCGCAGCACGGTGAACTTGCTCAGGGTTGCAACACCCTTGTTGACCTGCAGCATGGCCGGAACGTCCAGCTCGTATTCGCCTGCCTGATAGCCCGGCTGCCCCTTGTCCAGGCGCACGTCGAACGGATAGGCGAAGCCATCCGCCTCCAGCTTGCCGCGCTGCTTGCGGGTGGTGAACTCAACGTTCTCGTTGCGGTCGTTGGTGAAGCTGCCGCCACGCTCGTTGATCTGCGAATCCAGTACGGTGACCTTGATCATCTCGTTACCCCTTGGAGGTTGGTTGTACGGCCGCGATTTCGGGCCAGTGCGCTGCTGTGTCACCTGTGACCCACTTCGGCAGCGATGGCGAAGTGCAGGATTCGATGACCGCCCGCAGTGACTGATCGTCCGGGCAGTTCTTGGAAATGAAGTTCAGTGCCGCGCCGTACTGGCGGCGGATGTGGCGACGAACGCTCTTCCACGTCGCTTCAACAGCGGCTTTCGTGATTTCGATGCGCGTGGCAACGCAGCGCAGAAAGGAAAGGACCGGATAAGCACCCAGCAGGTAGGACGCCGGATCACGCAGAATGTCGAGCGGCAGTTCCTTGCGGTTGGAAGCGCGGAACTGGGCCTCATAGCGCACCCACGGAGACGCCTTATCGCCCTGCTCCCTGCCCTTCTCATAGACGCGCAGCTGCTTTTCCGACTTCTTGCCGCCCACGTAGAGGGTCTTGCCATCGCCGCTGTCGTAGTCGTCAACCAACTGCGCCTTGGGGCGCTGGCCACGGTTGTCGAACTCGCCCTGGGCATACCACTTCTGCGCGAGGCGCAAGGGGTAGTTGCCGACAAGATCATCTGCGCATACGTCGACACGGGTGATTCTGCCGCCGCAGCTTTCGAGCTTCGCTCGAAGCTCCAGCCACCGCTGCGCATGGCCGCAGCGCGCTGCTGCTACTGCCCTACATCCATCGCCGGTCAACTCAATTCGGGCGGTATAGGTGCCATCAGCGCGGCGGCAGTTCTCGCCGCCAAGTTCGATCATGCCGACGAACTTCTTTTCGGCGTTGAGGATCTTGATGCGCCACAGGTAGAAGCGCCCTCCCCCGGCTACTTCGTCCAGTTCCAGCCCCAGCCCAGCGAAGAACCAGCAGAAGATCTGCAGGGCGACTACGCGGGCGTTTTCGGGGCTGAAATCGACCCATTGCCGGATCTGCTCGTAGGATTCGCCCTCACGGAAATCCAGCTCGTTCAACACCGCGAGCATGTCCACGGAGGCGGAAAACCAGTCAATGCCGACCGTCAGGGTTCCCTCGGGGTTCCTGAATTCACTGACTCCCCTGTTAGACGAGGGGAGTCCCGACTCGGCCAGCACGGCGCGATCACCGGCCATTGGGGCGATCCTTCCAGAGATTCCACAGGCGACGAAGCGCCAGCCATGCCTGCTCAATGGCGATGGAGACGACGGCCACGCCGAGAACGAGTGCGACCAACACAGCGCACGCCGTGAGGCCCATATCTACCTGGGTCAGCTCGGCGAAGGAGGGATACCTACTCATGCGGCGCGCTCCTGCTCTTCGGCGTAGCGAGCTGCGGCCAGAAGATCACCGCGCTTGGTGGCGGCAATCTCAGCCTTTGAGAGTGCGATGACCTGGGCTTCGCGGGACTGCCGCGAGGCAGTGTGGTCACGCCGGTCGAGCAGCCACGAAACGATGCGAGCGCCGCCGATGGAGACGGCGGCGATGGCCCCCAACAGAGCAAGTGCGAGCAATGGCTCGGTCATGCCAGAATCCCCCTGTTGACCAAGACACCACAGGGGGTGACATGGACGTCTCGAAGGGCTATGTATCTCGCCACGATGCCGCATTCATCGCGGTTATCTGCGCGATTCTTGGAGGGGTGTTGAGTTGGGTGGCCTTCAGCTCCCCGGACGGGATAAGGGTGCCTAGAGAGGCTGGGAATTCCGCAGACTGGATAGCGGCGCTGGCTGGAGTGGCAGCGGCGGGAGGAACCTGGGCAATCGGCCGTGGAGCGAATCGCTATGCGGCGATAGCGCATCTCCAACGAAGGGATGAAATTCGCGAGCGTCGCAGTTCTGAACGAGCAGCGAGGCGGCGCCGTTTCAACGTAATCATTAGTCGGGCGAGGGTCGGCGAGGCTCTTGTATACCTTTTCAAGGACTACAAAAAAGATGGCGCAGAGAGCGAGCGTGGCATGGAGGGCCGACTGCTCTCTTTGAGACG